CCATATTCTTTTGTACCTAATTGTCCTTTATATTCTGCAACTTGAGTATTTGTTTCAATATCAATTACATGACATGCAGAATAATCTTTTCCATCACCTCTAGATACATCAGCTACTACCATATAATTTCTACTATAATCTGCAGATTCCCAAACCCATAAATTTTGGTCTGCACCTCTCCTTTCCATAGGATCTTTTACATAGGTTTTTTCATAATAGTCTATATATTCAGAATAAAATACAATATCACCAGAGGTACTAAAATCACAATCACATTCTTGAGCTGCCATTCTAGGATCACCTAGTAATTCATCTTGTTTTTTTCTCCAAGCTTCATCTCTTTCAGGATGTACATACCAAGGTAGTTTAATAGGTAAAAATTCATTTTCACCTCCTTCAGCTCTAGTCCATGTTTGATGGAACCAATTACCTGTACCATAAGGAGTAGATAATGCTATACAACCACCTCCAGTTGCTAATGTTTGTTGAGCTGAAGCCCAAATTTCTCCAATATTATCAATAAATGCTGCTTCATCAATTAGTAGTAAAGATACTGCTTCTGATCTACCAGCATCACTTGAAGCTGATGTTGCTTTAATTTGAGATCCGTTTTTTAGTCGTAAATTTAATTTGTTATTTTCAGCAGCATCTACTTTAAGCCATGAAGGTAAATTTTCATACATGAATTTTACCTTTGTAACCATATTTTTAGCTGTTTCTTGTTTTGTAGCTATACAAAGTATATTTTTATCTTTTTGAAATAACATTAACCATAAGGAATAACCTGCAGATAATGTTGAAATACCTAACTGTCTAGATTTTAGGATAATCGAATATGGATTATCACGCATTAATGTTAATACTTTTTCTTGGAATGGATATAAATTAAATTGTATGCGGCCACGTTGTGGATGTTGTATATAACAATATTTACGCATAAAATGTACTGGATCTTTAGCACATTTAAGGTATTCTGAACGTATTACTTTTTTTAGATTCGACATATATTATTTTGCTAGTAGTAATATACCCGCAGCAACTAGTATTCCAGCACCTGTAGTTAGTTTAGTTTTTACTTTTTGTTTTTTTAAATCCAATTGAAGTTTGTCATTTAATTCTTTAGATAGAGATATTTGACTAGATTGGGTATTTAATATACTTTCAAAATTCATAACTCTTTCATTTAATTGAAATATAACACTATCTTTAACAACTATTTTTGTTTCTAATAAGTTTAATTTATTAGAAAGTAATTTAATTTCTTCTTTTGCACCATCACCTACAATTAAATCTTTAATTACTAGACGAGCTATTGGTTTTTTTAATTGAATCTTCGTAGTGTCTATAACGCTCTGTGAAAAACCTTGTAAGCTCATCATCATTAAAAGAATCAACGGAATTAACTTTTTCATTTACTTTATATTTTAATGTGACAATCCTTTTATCCTGTTTGTCTATTTCTTTGTCTAATTTAACAATTTGTTGATTTAAAGTATCTATTTTATATACTAAATGGTCGTTTATTCCATGTAATGAATCAACTTTAGCTTCTAATGCTTCAATTTTAACATTATAATCTTCAACATAATCTTCATCTCCAATGAGTACAAAATAAATTAATGCACTACCTAAAAGGAGTATGATTCCATAATTTATAAACCTTTCTCTAGACAACATCCTTTTCTAATTTATCAACTAAAGACTCTAATTCTTTTTTCTTAGCAGTTTTAGCTTTTAAATCATCTTTAATTTTTTCTTTTTCGACATCATCAGCGGCACTATATTTTCTTGCCAATGATTTCATTTCAGTAGAAATATCTTTTAATGCTTTAACTGCAATATCTAATTTTTTATGTTTTCCTCTAGCTTTATTAGCTTGTGCTATAGCATCTTTATCATCTATATCATCATCTTCCTTTAAATCATCTAATTCTTTTTTAAGAGCCTGGACAGCAGCAGTAGTATCTTCTACTTCTTCTTTAGATGGAAGTTGTTCATCTATTTCTTCTTCGTTTAAGTTACCAATTTCTTTAGCTGCTCTAATAAGGTCATTTCTTGCTTCATCTTCGCTAACACCTCTATATTTAGCAATACTTTTAATAGCACGCATCGCAATACGTTTTTCTTCAGTTGAAGCACCCTCAGTTAAAGTTTCTATAATATTTTCTTTTATAAACTTATTTAAGTCAGATCTTTTCATTATATTGTAGTTTTTATTATAAATATGTTAAAGGCCTGTTATATTTAATATTTGTTGAATTCGTTCCTCTGTAGATCCAGATATTTTTTCTAGTTTACCTGCTTTATGTCCATATCTTTTAATTAATGTAGTGATAGTAAAATCAATTAAATCTCTATAATGTTCATCTGTTTCACGTACTCCGTTATCTTCAACATTTATCCCATATGGAGAAATATAAAATATATAATCATATTCACCTATAAAATCTTTAGCATAAGCTTCAAATGCTTCCTTATCTTGATGAGGGATTGATTTAGCATTCATAGTAAATGCCATAACATCAATTACAGTTCTATCTGTAATAATATCCGTTTGAATTAATTCAGCACAACGTTCAGCTAAAAATACAGTTTGACCTTTTAATGTTGAATCTGTATTAAGTGGAATACCTTGTTCCATTAAATATTTAGAACGCTCTGTTCTAAACATATAATCCTTAAATTGTTTTGTTTCTTTTAAAGCATTTACTAATGTAGTTTTACCTACACTCATTGTACCACATAAACCTATTTTCATATTTTAATTTCTATGATTTTGACCTTTAGGTGCCGGTTGTTTATACCAAGGCAACCCCGTTTGATTTCTTATTGCTTCTTTATGATCTTCTTTTGTGTATGGAATACCATAAAGATAATATTCACCTTTCTTTTCATTTCCTTCTGGTATCAATGCTGGACCTTCCCAATTATGAAGTTTATTATCCCAAATATAAGCTATTGTACCATCAGCTTTTTTCAATTTTTGGCTTTTAGGCCAATCTTTAAATTTATTTTTCATGCCCATAATATACGAAATTTATTTTAATTTTCCTAATATACTTTCAGCAACATAAGTACCTTGTGCACCACTCACCGTTATACCTCTAGCTGATAATGCATCACCAACAAAATGAACGTTAGGATACTTGGTAAGGGCTAGATTAGAGTAATCGACGAGTGGCTCAGGAGAAAGATATTTTACTTCAGGCACATAAATACCCCAATCATCTTTAAGTGTTGGAAATACTTTTTTCATGTCTTCAATAAAATCATACACATACATAAAGTATGGTTGCATTGCTTTTGATATTTTATGTAATGTATTTACTTGTATAGCTGATACATTTACACCTTCAGATGTTGTTGATGGTTTTCTACTTGGACTATAATATAATCCTGTACCATCTATCTGTAATTTTTTAACTACATCTCTAGACCAATCAAATGGTTTATCAATGCCTTGTACTTCCATTAATATACCAAAATTGGTCATATCATTTCGAAATGCTTCATCTTTTTTAGCGTGTCCATTGTAGCTATGGTCTCCATACGTTTCTTCAACGGCAACATATGCTGCATTGTTATTTGTACAGAAAGAGCGTAATGATACTCCTTTGTCTTCGAATTTTCTATATAATTTGAAATCATAAGATACATCAATTAATTTTTGGAAGTGTTTTTGTGGTGCTTCAAATCGAACACCTATTTGTACTGGTTTAGGTTCAGTTGGTAAATCAAATTTTTCTGCTAATTGCTTGCCAAAGTCAATACCTGATTTACCTACACCAAATATAAGTTTATCATATTCTAATGATTTAGCATTAAACCATTGTAAATCTCCAGGTAATCCAGCACTATCCATTTCTGCTACTTCAGGATAGTATACTTTATTATTATCAAAATCAATATCCATAACTTTAGTTTCCCATAAAAATTCAACACCATTATCAACTAAAAAGTCATACCAATTTTTACCTATTTCGTGTAAGTAATCAGTACCAACGTGCCATACTGGGAATAATCTTAATCCAAAATATGGTTTAATAAAATCTGGTTCTGCAACTGGATTTGAACATTGTACTTCTTCTGGTTTAGGGT